ATAGAGTAGAGTTTTTTCCGCTAGCAGTTATGATTACGATTTTGACTGTTAGTGTGTGTGTTAAATCTATACATTTTTAAAATTTATTTTAATATTTTTATTTGTGTGTGTTTGTCTTGATATTAGACTTCTGTTTAGGTTTTCTTATTTGAATAAGTAAGAATATTTATTGCAGGCCCACTTTGTGGATTTATCGAAGATCTCGTGTCACGCTACACGATTAATTCTCATTTCAGTAGCGCTTATTCTTCTTTAAGTATAAGATGATTTAAGAATTTTGAACCGCGTCTTTTTGGACCCGGTAAGCACGTCACAAGTTTATGAAGATACTATTACTAGTATAATCTTACATTTTCTCAGTACACAAATTTATAGTTACGCCTAGGTCTTTATTGATCAGCTCACCATGTATAAGAGTAATGACCTTATACATACCGAGTTAGGAGATTTCTATTGGTTTTGTGAGAATATTTTGGAAATTTATTTTATGCACTCGTATATTTCTAGTGATTAAACCTGATATGATTTTATATATATATATAAGGGCGGACGACCTCACTTCCCTTTAAACTGTCTCTTTAAACAGCAGTGATGAGCCTATTTCAATGTGTAATATGGAGAGTAAACAAAAGCAAAAAACAATTAAACAAAACAAAACAAAAAACACTTTAGCTCAAAAATTTGAGACACATTTTGTGGGTTCTAATCCCACATATGACCGACTCAATTTTGGACCTATTTCAAAAGCGCCTCGTTTGCAGTTTATACCTGAATATTTCGAGTTGTCAGAATTAAATCACTCTCAATCTCTTATTTCAGAACCAGTAATTACTAAGGAACGCCGCTTTTTTATTCGTAAGTCAAAGACTTACGCCGATGATGTCACCACCCGGCAATATTTTGCAGGTCTATGTTATTTTGTAGAACTCAAAAATATACGTTACTGCACCCCTATTTTTAAAGCCGTATCTCGTTATATGCCAATTTTCAAAGATGGTAGTGAACTTGATGGAGACTTACCGTTGTCTCGTATGGAATCAGTTGGAAACTATTTACACGAAACAGATTTTATATGTGATCCTATTGATGTTAGTTATGAGTGTAACAAATTGAACATTTTAAACGGCCGTCATAGATTTGCTTGGCATTTGATTAAATTTAAAAAATATATTTTATGTAAATTTACGGAAAGTTGTAAGTTAGAGACATTTGTTCCTTGTTTAGACCAAATTCAGTACACAGCTCAAAGTGTAGCTCCTACTTTCGCAACTCAAAATGCCTTAAAGATTATTAAAGAAGGCAATATATTAGTAAAACAACGTAATTTTGAAGGTGAAAGAGTTTATATATTTGTAGATTTCAATCGCAAAGTCGCCAATATCATTTCTTTAAAAGAATTTAATCGTCTCACCGGAAGTGTTTATCAGACTGCCTCAGCGACTTTTAAATTTAAAGATGTCGATAAGCATACTGCTATTCGCGTATGTCGTATGATCAAACCATTTTATTATTTACAGGATTGGACTTATACTTCCCAATCTTATTATGAAGATATTTTAAATACCATTAGTGGTCTTAAGATGTTTATGTCTTCTATGCGTCTTATTGGTTCTATAAAAAATGAAGTTGTAAAGCATGGTAGTAATATGTCTCGTCTCACACTCGACATTGTTTCTGTTTTACTTAAAATCTACAAAATTTATTGTAGTTCTTTTTCAGTTTCAAATGTTATTGATATGTGTATTGAATTAGCCCGTACATATTTAGATTTTAATTCTTTAGCTAATTCATGGTATGCTGAAAGCTATGAATCGCTTTTATGTGCCACTGCGTCATTATTTTTGCCTAAATCTTTAATGGAAATAATAAAACGTATGTCTTTATTTTCGTCAGCAAAGTTGTGTGATGATTCAGGAGCTTTTGTTGATTTTTTCCAGTGTGTCGTTTCATATTTTGAAAAGTTGGTATCATATTTACCGTTTGAAATGCCTCAGGTTCTCAAAAATCTTTTTTCTTTCTTGAGCAATACAACTAATTATGCTTTTTTGCATCAGATTAAGAATGTTTATGCTACTTGGCAAAAGGATAAGAAAATTATCTTAGACAATTCGTTTAGAGCTAAAGTTTTAGACCTTAAAATAAAATTAGATAATAATTCATCGTTAGTAGACTGGTCAAAACGGTCAGCTGGAATTAGTGCATTCTTTTTAGATTTCAATAGATTAGCTAAAGCTGTTCTTTCATATAATAGTAGTTCTCGTATTGAGCCTAGTTGTTACATTTTTGAAGGAAAACCAGGCACTAAGAAGTCAGTTACCGTGAATAGGTTAACTGCCGTGTTGGGAGAGAGTACTTATGTGCACCATATTAAAGCTACCGAAGATGGTAAAGATTTTTATGATGGTTATAATGATGAAGAGATTACGATTTTGGATGATTTGGGACAGCAAGGACCCTCACAGTATAGAACTTTAATTAATATGGTTAGTCCCGTTAAGTTACCTTTAGAATGTGCTGAAGCTAAACTGAAAGACACTAAATTTTTTTCAAGTAATAAGATATTAGTTACCACTAATTGTTTTACCAATTTAAACGGGTTAACCAAGACTGATTGTATTTCTGATATTACGGCTCTTTGGCGCAGAGGATATGTTTTTAGTTATAACGAAGTTTATAGGCACGGTATCGCGTTAAGTGGAACAGTTAAATTTCTGTATTTTAATACTAATAAGAATTGTTTTCTAAATGATTTTCCTTCTGAATTCCTTTTATATTTGTCAGTTCATTCAATGTCTATACCAGTATGCTGTGATGCGGATGATGAATTTAACTTATTAGCGTGGATGTACTCTATTATCAAAACTTTTGATATTATTAAGAGTGAGAATTATAGTTTTAATGCTTTATCAAGTGATGATATCGCAAATATAAAGTCACGTGCTTATTTTGCGGAGTCATTCGATTTGAAACCATTCGTGTCTACTTTTTTCGAATGGATAGTAGAAGCAGTATCTACAATCGGTGATTTTACAATGAATAATATACTTCCTATGATATTAGAAAATAAGGTTGAGATAATTAGTTATGCAGTTATATACACTGCGGTTTTTAGTTTGTTATCGTATTTGTCGAGTGATTCACCTTATCAGGCGCAAAGTATTGTACCGCCTCATGCACTTAAAATTATTGAAAAACATAATGCACTCAACTTGAGTTTGCACCCTAGTATATCAAAAATAGCACGTAACATGTTTGAATGTGACGTTATTGTAGATGGTAAGAGAAATAAGTGTATCACAACAATATCAACTAGGCATATTATCTTGCCAAATCATATTTGTTTAAATAACACGGAGGCCTATTTAGTAGTTTATAAGAATCGTACTCTTAATCAAATAGTAATTGATAATATTAAAATAAATCGCCTTTTCTCTGACCAAGTTTCTGACGTAGCAGTATGGACTTTACCAAAGTCATATCCCAGTATTTTTCGTACGCTAGTTAATCAATTGGGAACCCCCATTTCAAATAAGACTACACTGTTACATCCTTTGGGTGCTTTGCACCTACCACATTTAAATGTTAGACATGTTATGAATAGTTTTGCGTATCAATTACCAAATAAAACGTTAAACGTATTGTTTCAAAAAGACATCATGTACGATTATGATTATAATGGATTATGTGGCGCTTTGGTTTGCAGTGATGATGGTTTTATTGGAGGCATGCACGTAGCTGGAAATAGTAATGGAGAAGGAGGAGCCGCACTTATGTGGAGTAGGGAAACTCTTGCCATTATTCGTAATATTTTACAAAATGATGATGGTATCAAGCTCAATGCAGAAATGAGTGATAAAATCAATCCAGATAGTAGTTGTATGAAGTTAACTAATAATTTTCATAAGAGTACACCTAAAGAAAGTAATTACATTCCTAGTCCACTGTATGGAGTTTTTCCTGTCAGTCGAGTTCCTGCTCATTTGTCAATTTATGGACCTCATACTGTTAAAGATATTTCAAAATTAGCCCGAGCACCTGTAGAGGTTGTTTTAGATCTTGAAATAGCATTCGGTAAAAGAGTAGTGCAAGCCATTTTTGAACCGTTTAATCCTATATCTATGAAGGAAGTTATCTCAGGTGGGGATTTGTTAGCAGGTATTAATAAAAAATCTAGTAATGGACATTGTGAGTTCAAAACTAAGTCCGAATGCTTCGACTTTATAAATGGCGAAATGACCCCTACATTTGAAAAAGCTTACAATACTTTTGTAGCTAAGATTTTATCGCGTAATATTGAAGTTGAGGATGTCCTGTGGGTTGAAACGCTTAAAGATGAATTGAGAGGTGTGGACAAAGTTACACCACGCAGTTTTAGAGTAGCCAGTGTCTATATACAGGTTCTAACAAAGAAACTTTTTGGTGGTTTCGTTAAGAATATAGTTAAAAACCGTGATTTTAATGGCATTATGGTTGGTATAAATCCTTTCAAAGATTGGCAAAAACTTTATGACAAACTCAAAAATAAGCCTGTTTGGGCTGGTGATGTCGGTAAATGGGACAAGAAAATGTTACCTCAAGTGGAGCAGGCCGTTATGGACACTATTATGGATAATTTTAGTGGAACAGAAGATGAACGTTTCTTAGCTGAGACACTATTGTTATGGCATATTCACTGTATAACAGCCGTAAATGATGATACGTTTATGTCGACACATTCATTTCCATCAGGAAGTTTTTTAACTGCTATAGTTAATAGTATTGTTAATCGTTTCTATAAAGCTATGTGGTTTTACAGATACACTAATTGCGATTCAGTTAGAAAATTTTATGATATAGTTTTTGACGCTTTATATGGTGATGATACTTTGAATTGCTTAAATGACCCACATTATGCCAACACTCTGAACGCAATTACCATGCGTGATTTTTTCCTGTCATTAGGCATGACTTTTACTACATCAACCAAGGGTGAAATTACACAACCATTTGAAGATATCAAAGATATAACTTTCCTAAAACGTCACTTCCGTTTTCATTCCATCTTGGGACAAATTGTGGGTCCTTTGGATCTTAATACTATTTATAGTGGCTTGTCTTGGGTTGATTCTAAGAAAGACGTAGATCAAGTTATGACAGATAAGATCTCCGCATTTCAACGTGAAATGTTTTTACATGAATATGATTATTTAGATGCTATAAATAACCTCAACGCGCGTTGTCTCAGTATTAATTACCCATGTACCATTTTGACGTTGAGTTATTTAAAACAGTTATACCAATCTGGTGATTTTGATACCGAATATAATCAAAAATTTTCATTGTTAATTTAATTTTTATAAATATTTCCATTTTTTTTATATTTTTATTTATTAGTTTTAAATGTTTCCTATTCCAAAACATTATGTGCAGCTATTGACTTCTAACTCGATTTCCTTTATTGAGGGTACGGGCTGTACATGTTATTTAAAAGGATACCACTAATGCCCTTACGGTAGTATAGGGTGTTTTTCAAATTCTACCACTTCAATTTCACAAGTTAAAACAGGTTTCCTTAGTACCTTAAACACTAAGCCTTTGCAAGAATCTAACGATATTTATAATAAAGATTCTCTTGTTACTTCCATTCCTTCATCACTACGGATGGATTTTTCCCGTATTTTAAATAAACCATTTTTAATTACTACTATTCCATGGACTACCTCTACAGTTACTCGAACCGAATTAACCAGAATTCCATTCCCTGCAGCTTTATATACTAATGCCTTAGCAAAAATTCCTTTTGATTCATCATGCATGTATCGCATGAAAATGTGTTTATTAATGCAAGTTTCTGGAACACCAATGCATCAGGGAACTTTAATAGCTGCTTCGTTTCCTAATGGTTCTAGTGCTATTGTAAATCCGAACCAAATGATGAATGCTCCTCATGTTTTCCTATCGGCTAATGAAAGCACTTCCGTGTGCTTGAATGTTCCCTTTTATATTAATAGTACATTAGCCAATACAGCAGGCTCTAAACAACCCATTAGTTTTAGTGGTTTTGATGAAAATTTTGCGGACTTAGTTATTTACGTTATGAATCCTTTGGCAGTTTCAACGGGTTCGTCAACTACCATTTCGGTTTCTATCCACGCAATGATTTTGGAAGCTGATTTTTATGTACCAAAAGTAGGTAGTATAGGGTATCAATCCCAAGGTTTCACAGAAAGTTTTTCCTCATTTACAGATGTTCTTTATAAAATTCCAACTCAGATTTTTGATTCCGTAGCTTCTGGAGCAAAGAATACTAGTCGTGACTTAATTGATTCATTGCGCAAGTCTTTACGAATGTACACTGGTTTTCATAATCCTAATTCAACATCTGTAGATATGCGTATGATTCCGACATTGCGTAATTTTCCTAATTTAGTTGATCAGCCAACTTTATATGAGAAGTTAGACCCACATTCTCAATATGACAGAATTTATAATGATTTCTATTTTAGAACTGATACCGATGAAATGTCTTTAAATCATCTTTTGTCTAAACCAGCTTACGTAGGCACTTTTAATTTAACTAGTAATGACTCAACAGGAAAGAATCTTATGGCGTTACCAATTTCGCCTATGGTTGAATATTTAAATGCGTCAAGTGCATCTGACTCTTTACTTTTCTATTCCAATTTACGCACTTTCTACGAGTTATCTCGCTTTTGGCGCGGTGGTTTGAAACTGCATATACAGTCCAATATGACAAATTTTCATTACTGTAAATTATTAGTTGTCAGAAATTATTCTATGGACGTTTTAGCTGCAACTAAAGTTCCTTTATATAAAGACACGCACAATCTTATTACTGATACTCTTGAGTTTTCCGCAGGAGGTCAAATTCAAACTATAGATCTCCCTTATTGTTCACCTTTAGATCAAATAGAGTGTTCTAAAGATTTAGTCGCTGCAGCCTTTGCTCATGGCATGATGTATGTTTACTTAGTGCAGCCATTGACATACAATTCAAACGTTCCAACGTTTGTCAATTTTAATTGTTATATAACAGCGGGAGAAGACTTTCAGTATTATGGTTATAGTACTGATAATTATCAATTAACACCAGGTACAGCTCCAACTTACCCAACTATTCCGAATATAACCATTAATACAGATGAGCAGGCTCCATATCTCGTAGTAAATAAGCGTTATGGAGTCGAACCGTCGTTTGATACAGAGGATCGAGCTAAATTCCGTTATCCTAAAACAAAAACGGAAGTCGATAAAGAAAAGAAAGCGGCAAAAGTCGAAGCAGAGAAGAAAATTAAAGTTGTCGAAGTTCCAAAGAAGCCAACTGAAACAAACTTGAGTTATGTTGCTCAGTCTTTATTTGAAAAAGATAAGATCAGAAATTTTGCAAAATCGTGTCTATGTTGCTTACTACCTTCATGTGCTAGGTGTTTATTAGAAAAACCTATATCTGAAGCTGCTAGTTATGTTTCTAACTTAAGTTGGTTCGCTCAAGCAGAAGTAACGGTTGCCCCTAGTTCCCAAGATGCTTTAATCAATGAAGACACGGCTATTCCTTCAAACGTTTTTTCTAAACATTTTCACCCTATGACCAATGTGCGTGATTACTTAAGACGTATGCATCCTCTCCCTGTAATTGCGGTTGCTCCAACCACTGGAACCCCTATAGGTATTCATACATTCCGAATTGCAGATTATTTTAATAGTTTTTTAGCTACTCAAAATGCATTCCAAGTTATTTCTAATATGTATTTAGGCATGTCAGGTGGTTTTAAGATGAAATTTGTTATTTCTGGTGCTGCGGCAGCTAGTTTGAGATTTTACCCTCCAGGTATAACTAATTCCAATATCCAAACTTATAATACTATTTATCCTACAGTACCCGTTGCTACTGGTCAAGCTCCTGTTGTAGATGGTTTCAATGAACGAGAAAGATTTGAGGCTTTCGGCGATTCACTTTCCTCAACAGTACCTTTTATAGAAACTGGTATTACAATAGCCAGTTACGCACCAATTCAAATTCCAAATCAAGATTTAGGTCCAGCATCCCTCAAAAACGATAATCTTATCGTTATTGAGGCTACTATTCCAAATATGAGCATGTATGACTTTGTTGGAGATGCGGCGACTAGCAGAAACAATTATCTCACAACCAATGATCTCGGATGGTTAGCATTAAACTTAGTATATGCTAATAGTTCACTTCAAACATTTGGAGTTTCTATCACACCATATATTGGTATAGCTGATGAGACTCGTTTTGGTTTTCAAGTTTATGCACCCCAAAAACAATTGCGCTATATAACAGCTACTGGCTCAGTTAGAGTCAGAGAAACAGTTTTCAACGCATCTACTGCTATCAATCCGTACGGTGCCCCGTACACACAAGCTACAACAGCCCCCGTCATGTTTTACATGGCTTAACTTTATTTTATTTTGTATATTTAACACACATACTTTTTATATTCCCTATTTTTATATTTTATTTTTATTAATTTGTAAATACTCAACCTCATTCCGAGGGGTCTATAAATATACTCTATCCAAATTTTAAATAAGAC